TTCGTCACCGCGCAAGGGCCGGTGCTGCTGCGCGACTCCGTCACGCCAAAAACCGCGACCGCGGCGAAGACCACCGGCACTTAACGGCGATCCTTGGCGCCTGCGCTGTTGCGCGGAGCGCCATAGCCGGGTCAGGGCCTGGGTTGGCCCGGTCGGCTGCACCACACCGATACCGACGAAATAAGGAGCCTTTGATGAGCGTCCTGCCATCCGACATCGTCGTTTATGGCTCGGCCAACATGCCCGAAACCGACGGCGCCACGATCGGTGGCGCCGTCGACCTTACTCGTCGTGTCGCGTTCTACGACGTCACCCCGGCTGGCAGTGTCGATGTCATCTCGAGCTCGTCCGGCGATACCGCGACCAAGATTGTCTATTCTGGACGCGATGCGACCGGTGCCCTGCAAAGCCAGACGCTGACCCTGAACGGCCAGAGTTGGGTGACCGGGTCGCTATCGCTCGAGCGGTTGCTCTACGCCGCATTGTCGGGGGCGAGTGCGAATGGACCATTGGCGAACCCGGCGGGCACCCCGGCGGTCGGCGACGTGGCGCTCGCGGCCCACAGCTGCGTGCTGCCTTCAGGGGCGCTGACCACCGACGCGACGGTGCGCACTGCGCAGGCCGGTTCGGCCAATCATAGCGGGACAACGCCGGCGCTGTTCAAACTGCAGTCGGGCGACGGTGCCACGGTCGTTGCCGGCCAGATCATTTGGACCAAGAGCGGTACCGGCGCCAACCAATTGCGACAGATCATCGCCACAGCGGGCTATGGTTCCGACGTGGTTGCGGTCAGCCGCGACTGGGGCACGGTCCCGGACAGCACGACGACCTATAAGATCCTCCAAGGGATGCTGTTTGAAATCCTGCCGAATCCGGTGACGGCGGTGATCCGCATGTTCTCGACCAGTGCGGCGGATATGCCTGCCGGGGCGCAGCGCACGTATTACGAAAAGGTTTTCGTTGTGAACAACAACACCGCGACCGCACTGACCGGCGCGCAAATCGAGGTGGCAAACGAGACGCCGGCGCTGCCTTCGGGCGCACTTGTGGACTTGGCGCTGACGACGGGGCTGAACGACACCGGCACGGTCGCCAACCGGCAGACTGTGCCCGCCTCGGGCGTTGGTGGCTTCATTACACAACCCGCCTTTGTGAGCGTCCCAGCCCCGGGCAACTTGCCGTCCGGCGCCGCGCCGAATGCGGCCGGGGCACAGGGCGTTTGGCTGCGGCTTACTTTGCCGGCCGGCACCGCTGCCTACAAGGGTTCCGCCGATCTGCGGACGCAGGGAATGACAACGTAAACAAAGGAGCGGGACCGCGACGGGAAGAGCGTCCATGACGACTGGCGCGACCCAGCTCGCCGTGTTTTACGCGACCGGCAGCAAGATCCTGCGCCGCAAGGTCATCCCTGACAATGCCGCGCAACTCGCACGGCATCAGCCGGGGCCCGGTGAAAGCCGTCTGCTGCTGCCTCTGGACCAACCCTATGACGATATGGCATGCCGCGCGGCGGTCGCCGCGGCGACGGGTGTGATACCACCTTCCGGACGGTGCTGCATTGTTGATGCGGATGGCTATGTAATCGCCACATGCAATGCTGATCCGGCGCTGGATACGCACCCGCTGGGGCGTCTGGTGATGCACGATACTGCGGCCCCCGGCGACCGCATCGAATGACGCAGATCTTTCTGCTCAGCGGCACCAGCTTCCCGCTGCCTGGCGATTGGTCGAGTACCAACACGATCGAGACGATCGGCGGCGGCGGTGGTGGCGCCGGTGCCAATGCGGCCCACGAGGCGGGCGGCGGCGGCGGTGGTGCCTACTCGAGCGTCAGCAATCTGGCCGGGCTCAGCGGCAGTCTGACGATACAGGTTGGTGCCGCTGGCAGCGGCGGCCCCAACAATATGGCCGGCCAAGGCGATGGCACCGCCGGCGGCGACACCTGGTTTAACGGCGCCAGCCTCGCGGCGAGCTCGGTCGGTGCGAAGGGCGGCGGCCCAGGCTTGTCGTTTTCAGGCGGGGGGACAGGCGTCGGTGGCGCTGGCGGCGCGGCAAGCTCCGGTGTCGGCACGACCAAGCATTCGGGCGGCAATGGCGGCGCCAATGCGGGTTTCAACCCGTCCTGCGGCGCAGGCGGTGGCGGTGCAGCTGGCCCCAATGGCGACGGGGCCGCGGGCGGCGCGGCGCCCAACAGCGCCTCAGATAACGGCGGCGGCGGTGGCGGCGGTTCGGGCGGAGGCTCGGCCGGTAGCAGCGTCTCGTCCAACAGCGGCGGCAACGGCGGTGCCAATTTCAATACGACGCAATCGGGCGGCGTTGGCGACACCTCCGGCTCGGGTGCCGCTGCCGGCACCGGTGACAGCAATGGCGCCGCGGGCGGCGGCGGTGGGTTTGGCGTAAGCTCGAGCAGTGGTACCACGGCGGGCGCTAACGGCGGCAACGGCCAGGAATGGGATTTCTCGCACGGCTCGGGTGGCGGTGGCGGCGGCGGCGGTGGCAGCCAGAGCGCGGCCACCGGCAGTACCGGCGGCAATGCCGGCAATTACGGCGGCGGCGGTGGTGGCAGCGGCTGGTACCCGACTGCGGGCACCGGCGGAAACGGCGCGCAAGGCATCATCGTTGTCACTTACACTGCTGCGGGCGCGACGACAGTCGCAGCGGATGCACTGAGCCCGGTCGGGTTCTCGGCGAGCCAAACCGCCGGGGCAGCGACACGGCTCGAATTCCGGGCAACACAGCACAACGATCCGCTGTTACCATGCGAGTCCGTTGCGACCGCCCAAAACAGTGCGCGTGTTGCGACGGAATTCTTGGCGATGAGCCGGTCCGATGTCTGGCTGCCGTTTGGGTCGCTCGCAACAGCAAGAGGTCAACCCCGAATCCAATTGGAAGCGATACCCGTACTGGGTTGCGGTGTCGCCATCCTGATGGAGCTGAGTGCCCGGGCCTCCGGCGACACCGCTGCTCGCGTCGAATGTTTGGCACAAACGTCTTCCGATCGGCCTTTCACAACCGAATGGCTGGCGTGGTGGCTTCAGCATGTCCCTGTGCCCGCGGAGTTCGGCGCTCTCGTGGTCCGCGACGCTGCCGCAGGCACGGAGTGGCTGGGCGCGACCATAGTTCCATTCAGCACCGACTCCCTCCTGTCGATCGAGTGGTCGGCGCTGCCTGACCCAGTGCTGGTATCACTGAGCACGACCGGTAAACGGCGTCTTCTCGCGACACCGGGGCGGCTACGCATTCTCAAGCGGCTGTAAGGCCGGAGGGCGCCAGACCGCATCATTCGGTCGCCGATGAGGCGATATCTGCTGCGGGCAACCTACACAATGAAAGGGCTTAACCAATGCGAAAACGATCGTTTGTTTGTTACGCAGCCATGTCGCTGTTCGCGCCATCGGGATGTGCCGAAGTCGGCAAGCTCGCGAGCGCCGACCTGACGAATGCGGCGCGGGTCGCAACCCAAGACGGCGACCCGCAAGGAGCGGCATGTTGGGCCGCCTTGGGTCCGGTCGCCAGTGTGGTGGAGACCGCACCAAAGCCTGACTTAGCCTCACTGATCGAGGCCGACCGGCTATTGGTGGCGGCGACGCAGGGACCGAGTGCGCCTTGCAATGCCGTGGGTGGCCTGATCCTGTCGATGTTCTTGCACAAGGCAGTGCCGCTCCTGCCTTGAAGGCTAATAACCAGCTTGCCTCTTTTGAGCTGACGAGACTGCCGGGGCTCGCCCGGCGACGCGAGCGTCTGGGCGGTTTCCCGCAGTAGCCGATCCGCTTGGAGGCCAATGAGGAGCTCGGCTATGCGCTTGGCAACACCGTTCGATCCGATCGAGATTGGCGAGATCGACAATTTCGCCTTCGATTTTACCGCGGATGTGGGTGCGGCGGCGATGGTGTCGACGAGCTGGACCTGCGCTCTCGCGCCGTTCCAGACGGCCACTGACCCGGACCCGCAGTCGCGAGTCTTGTCGGTCTCGACCCAGACATCGATGGAGGTACGCACTGCCGCCGATGGATCACTGCAAATACGCGCCGGGTTCTTCTCGGTCGCCTCGATCGGAGGCATGCCGACCACGGCGGCCGGCGGTACCTATATCCTCGAAGCTTCGGCTGCTTTGAGCGACGGCCGGGTGCTCAAGCTCAACACGACGGTTCTGTGCAAATCCCCGGGTCCGTGACGGATCGGGCAACTCGGCCACGAGCACAAAGGTGTTCGCACTTGCCGCATATGCGCGGTATCAGAGATCGGGCGCCTCGCACATCGCGGACGCAGAGTCTCGGCGGGATCGGCTACTGGTGGTTTTGCCGACACGGTCGACTCGGGCGCTATTGTCATTGCCCTGACGGGCTCATCCTACACGACCGGGGCAGCCCAACGATGGTTGCCACTTGGTTTGAAGTCAATGCGATGAATTGATCGAGCAACAGACATATGTTCCAGAAAACAGCGTTCTGCTGGCCGCCTCAGCCCAGCACTGTCATCGGCCTTGGCGTACTCGCCGGCTCCGTCTGCTATTTAATTACCGGAGACCCTATCTGGGCGGGCGTCGCCGCCGCCCTAGTCAAAATACTTGTTCCAGACAATTCGGAGGCGGCGAAGCAGGTGTCCGGAGCAATTGAGATACTGGCGCAGGCGTTAGGCCGGCCGCTCCCGACGCCAGCACAGCAAGCGCCCGTTGCCGCCGACGATCGGGGATCTGGAGCAGGATCGCGTTATCGGGAGCCGCCGGGAAAATGACCAGATACCAGATACACTTGCGCGGCTCATTGGCGGGATGTTGATCATGCGACTCTATGGCGTAATCCAGAAGGTCGAGCCTGTTGACGATGGCACCGTGCGGGTGCACGGGATCGCGTCGTCGGAGGTCACGGACGACCAGGGTGAGATCGTTCGAGCCGGCGCGATGCGCGAGGCGATCCCGGACTATATGCGTTTTCCTGCACTGCGCGAGATGCACCAGCTCTCGGCGGCTGGAACGACGCTCGAAGCGGAGGTCGGTGACGACGGGGCCACCCGGATAGTCGCCCATGTCGTCGACCCGATCGCGGTCGCGAAAGTCAGAAACCAGGTCTATCGCGGATTTTCGATCGGCGGCCGGGTCACACAGCGCGAGCCCGGCAACCCCAAAGCCATCACCGGCCTGGTTCTCAATGAAATCTCGCTCGTCGATCGTCCGGCGAACCCGGAAGCGATCTTCGACTGCTGGAAAGCCGCCGAAGGCGTCTGCGGGCGAAACCCCGGGGCGCAAGCACCACTGGCAGAACCTACGCTTTCGCCAGAGCCGTTCAACCCGCCGGTTCAGATCTGGGCTTGTGGGGTGGCGGACCATAATCATCGGGCTAAAGGCGACGCGGTCAAGTGTCTCGCAAGGCGCGCGCCCGGCCCCGCAGAAGTTCACTTGCCACGATCACCGCGGGCCGGCCTCGCTTCATCGCCGACGGGCGAGCGGGAGCTCGACCGTACTAGTGAAACCGAAGCCACGATCGACGCAGCAAAAAGGGCAATCGAGACAGCCGAAGGGGCGCTAGCCAAGCTTACCCCTAAGGGGGAACAGAGGGCTTCTGGCAATGAGAACAGCACCACATCCGGCAGCGCGCTCGGGGACTACAAGGAGCTCCATTACGCCGACCCCGGATACCAGCCCGACGGCAAGGCTCGCTATCCGATCGACACAGAGCGGCACATTCGCGTCGCGTGGAATTACATCAACAGGCCCAGCAACGCCCAGCGATACACTGCCGATCAAGTTGCCCGAATCAGAGCTGCCATAATCGCCGCTTGGAAGGACAAGGTCAACATCGACGGGCCGCCCTCGGCCGAGAGTGAGGAAAAGGCGTCCTCTGCAGCGCTGACCAAAGCGCTCTGCGACCTAGGCCGCACGGCACAAATCGCGCACGACCTCGATTGGCTTCGAGATGTGCTCGAAGACGCGGCGGCGATCGACGGTGACGAGTCACCGCAGCCGTCCCGGCTGCAGGCAATCATCGGCGAACTCTGCGGCTTTTTGAACCCGCTGGTCAACCAAGAGATGGGGGAGCTTTTGGGCGACATCCAAATGGATGGGGAAGATCTCCCGCAGCGCGCTTCCGAAATGCTCGCGCTGGCGGCCGGCTCCGGCGCCGCCCGCATTGCCGCTCTCCTTAAGACAGGGAACCCGCAAATGCAAAAGCTCGCCGTCGCTCTCCTCGCAAAGGCCAAACATTCGCAAGGTGACCAAGCGCTCCTCGACATGGCTCTTTGCGCTTGCGACAAATGCCTCAAGATCGACGGCCTGTCGGTCGGAGAAAGGGCCCACATGGTCGGGGCGTGCGACCGCCTCCGCGAGGCCGGCGCGGTGCCGTCCGAGGCTTCGAGCGTCGTCTCAATGGGCGATATCGAGGATGCGACGGCGCTGATACAGCCGCCGCCATCGGATTTCCGCGCCGGCGATAATGCCACGGTCGACAGTTCAAAAGGTTCGGGCGCGATTGCAGTATTAGGTGGCAAGCATGGCCGTGCGCACCAGAACCTGATGAATATTGCCCATGAATGCGTCAGCAAACTAACCGGCGGAATGGCATGTTTTCGGCCGTCGTCAGGTTCTGATTTGGGGCCGGTGCCTGCCGACACCGCCGACAGTCAAGATGTCACGAAGGCTGGTGCCCGCCATTCCGCCGAAACGATGGGGCACCTGCGTTCGGCGCACGGCCATCTGGTCGCTGCCGGTGCCCAATGCGACGCTGCGGATATCAGTGAGAAACACAAGCAGGGCACTGAATTCGAGTCGGTCAAAGCTATAAGGACCGAAGACATCGCCAAGGTGTTGGCAGACGAGCGCGCCGAAAAGACGGCGCTGGTCAAGACGCTCGGCGAAATGGTGCCCCTGCTCGATCGCTTGACGCAGCGTGTCGACGACATCGCCCGCACTCCGCTTCCGCCATTGACCATCGCCAGAGGCAGCATCTCGGTGTCGAAGCAGCAGGACGGCGGTAGCACCGAAAGCGCTCGTGACGGAGCCCTCTCGCCAGAGGAGATAGCGTCTGCGTTTGCCAAGATGAGCAAGGAGGAGCAGACCCTCACGCTGATCAAGGCGAGCTATGCCAACCCTATCCGCGTGCTCGGCGCCGCGACAGGCGAACGCTGACAGAGTACCGAACTAACACACGCCTTTCGGCTTCGAGGCGAAACTCTGTTCCACATGAAGGCGGCTGCACGAGCGCTCGCTTGCGCAGTCGCCGCGAAGCCGTCACCAAGCCTGGTCTTTGACCGGGCTTCTTATTGCCCCCCTTTCGGGAGGACTTTTCGATGAATCCGATCACTCAGGAATCGCTGGAGCTCTTGAAAGGGGCTCTGGCCAAGCCGGACGACGCGCTCGCCAAGTCGATCTCGACCGCGACCGGTCTGCTCGCCTATGACCTGCAAGCGCCCGCCAAGAATCTCTACCCCTTCGTGACACCGATCCGGAACGTTATGCCACGGGTCGGTGGCGGCACTGGCTCAGCAACAAACTGGCGGCAAGTCAACGCAATCATGGGCTCCGGTTTCGACTCGATGGGCTGGGTGCCGGAAGGCCAGCGCTCGGGACAAATGTCTTATTCGACCTCGAACAAATCAGCCACTTACGTGACGATTGGCGAGGAAGATGCAGCGACCTTCGAAGCAATCTCGGCGGGCCGACAGTTTGAAGACATTCAGGCCCGCATGACCTTTCGCCTCCTGCAAAAGATGATGCTGAAGGAGGAGATGGCAATCCTCGCCGGTAACGCCTCGCTGACACTTGGCACGCCGGCAACTCCGACCTTGTCGGCATCGGGCAGTGGCGCGACGCTCCCTTCGGCAACTTATTTCGTAAAGGTCGCCGGCCTGACCCTCGAAGGATACCAGAATTCAACTGTCCTGAATGGCGTCGCCACCTCAAAGAACGTCACCGGAGCAGACGGAAAGAGCTATATGCTGTCCGGTGGCTCGTCGAACATCAGCGCCGAGGCAAGCCAAGCTGTAACACTTGGCCAGACCTTGTTCTGTAGCGTCGTCGCAATGCAGGGCGCGGTTGCCTATGCCTGGTATATCTCGACGACGACTGGAAACGAGACCCTGCAGGCCATCACGACAATCAACAGCCTCGCCGTCAGTGCTCCACTCAGCACCGGCAATCAGTCACAGTCCGTGATCACGGCCGACAATTCCGCCAACTCCAGCTACGCCTATGACGGGTTGTTGACCACCGCGCTCAAGCCCGGGTCAAGCGCCTATATCAACATCATGCCGGCTGGCACTGCGGGCACAGGGACGCCGCTGACCGCATCGGGCCGCGGCTCGGTCGTGGAAATCGACACGATGTTCCAAAAGATGTGGGACAATTTCGAACTGTCGCCGACCGTCCTCTACGTCAACTCTCAAGAGCTGAAGAACATCACCAGCAAGGTGCTATCGAACGCCTCGGGGCCATTGCTGCGCTACGACTCGCCGGCAGACGGCAGCCAAGGCGAGTATCATGTAACAGCATCCGGTGTTGTGCAGTTCTATTATAACCCGTTCGCGATCGACGGCGGGCTTCGAATCCCGATCAAGATCCACCCACGCGTACCCCCAGGCACGATCATCGGCTGGGCCGAGAACTTGCCCATTCAGTATCAGTCGAACGAGGTGCCTAACGTTGCCGAGATCAAGACTCGGCAAGATTACTATCAGATCGACTGGCCGATCGTAACTCGCCAGCGCCAGGTCGGCGTCTATGCCGAGGAAGTTCTGGCCGTCTACGCGCCGTTTGCAGTGGGTGTCATTTGCAACATTGGCAACGGCTAATGGCTAATCCGTTCTAACAAGGGAGTATTCCGTGTCTGATCTAGTCGCATTACGGGCCGTCTTCCCGGTGTGGGATGCCATTGGGCACGGGACGGAGCGATACCCGCACGACCTCGATGGGGTCGTGCGGGTGCCGCGCGAGGTCGCCGTACACCTGCTTCACAATGGCGGCTATGTCGTTCACAAGCTCGGTAGTTCGCCGACGCTGCAGCTTGGTAGTACCCTGGAGGCAACACGATGACCACCGAAAGAAAAACGACGAGGACCATGACCGCCGACGATCCGGTGGCAATGGTGATGCAAGACATTCATTACACCTTCTGTACCACGGCACGATCCTTTGGTGTACCGGCGGCGCTCGAAGGGCTGGCCAATGTTTTGATCGTCAACCTCGCGGCAGCCTATGGTGAAAAGGGGACGATGAAAATACTCGGCGAAATAGCCGCAAACGCGACCCCGGTCGCTCGTCAGTGGAGCGGTTTTGCTGCTTTGGCGGATCATGAGCCGGGACATGCGTGATGGCGCGCTTTGCGTCCCCTGGAGCAAGCTTTGCCGACCTGACAACGCTCGCCGATGTCAAAGCGTGGCTGCAGACCGGACAGAGCGCCTTTCCGGCGACCGACGATGCGTTGTTGACGCGCCTGATCACGGCCGCAAGTCAATTTATTCAAACTTGGTTGAATCGGCACATCGCCTGCCAGGATTGGATCGAGATCCGTGACGGAGTGGGGAACGCGCTGGGGTCTTGCGATGTGCGATATCAGTTCGCGGCATTCCCGGTCACTGCCGTCGGTCTCGTTGCCGTCGATGGCGTGGCGATACCACCAATCTCGGCTCCTCCACCGACACAATCCGGGATCGCTGTCGTCAGCACCTTTGCGACCCAGGCGGGGTACCTCTTCACCCCGACGCAGCTCGTCATCCGAGGCTATGCGGTGCCGCGCAAGGCGGGCTGCGTAACTTTGCAATACACGGCGGGCTATTCGGTAATACCACCCGATCTGGCTCAGGCCTGCATCGAGCTCGTGGCGCTGCGGTACCGCGAGCGCAGCCGCATTGGCGAGATCGCGCGCGCGATCGGCGGGGGGGAGACGGTTTCTTATTCCCAAAAGGACATGAGCGACTCGATAAAGACGCTGATCCAGCAATATCGTGTGGTCGCGCCGATCACGGGCTTCCTTGTGCCAGCACCGACCCAAACAGATACCGCGACGCTTGCCGGTGCCGTATGATCATCGGCTATCTTGTCGGCGACCGAGAGGTGCTGGACCGACTGCGCGCACTGCCTGACGCAGTCAATTCCAGTCTTCTGCCTGCGATCACCCGGCTTGGGATCGAGCTTCAGCGTGACGTGCAGCAAGATAAACTTAGCGGACAGGTGCTCAAAAGCCGTACCGGATCGCTGGGGTCGAGCATCGACCTCCGGGTCGATCAGAGCGGTGGCGCCATCGTTGCGAACGTCTTTACCGACAGCCCATATGCCGCGGTACACGAATACGGTTTTGCCGGAACGGTGAGTGTCAGGGCCAGCCTGCGGCGCATCACCGAAGCGTTTGGTCGTCCGATCCCCGAGAAGGCGATCAACGTGCGGGCCTATGATCGCCGCATGGATCTCCCCCAACGCTCATTTCTGCGCTCGGCGCTCGAGGACATGGCACCGGCGATCCGCGAAGAGGTGCAGGCGGCTCTGACCCAAGCGGTGTCGCGATGACTGGGTTGGCCTCGACCTGGCATGATCAGAGTGCGGCCGATGATCATCCGTGAGGCGATCTATTCGGCACTCTGGACCCTCGCGGCCGATGCCGCGAATTTCGCCAGTGCCAACCGGCGGCTGCGGCATTGGACCGATGTGGCCCCCGCCGAGCAGCCTGCGCTGTTCATGGCCGAAAAAGGCGGGCACGCCGCAACCAAGGCGCTGGGATCGCCGATCGCCTGGACGCTCTACGCCGATTTCTACGTCTACGTCCATTCGAGCGACCCCTACCTGGCGCCGGCAATGCTGCTAAACCCGCTGCTCGACGCACTCGAGGCGGCACTGGCCCCATCGCCGGCGACGGGCATCCAAAATCTCGGATTGGCCACGATGGTTCAGCACGCCTACATCGCCGGCAAGGTCGAGACCGACCAAGGCGTGCTCGGCGACCAGGCGATCGCGATCGTTCCGGTCGAGATCCTGTGCGTCTAACCGCGCCGCCTGAAATTTTGCGTAGGAGTGTCCCGATGGCTGTCGACGATTGCGAAACGAGTGCGGTTAGTCCCGAAGATCATACCGAAAGCCTGACCGCCTCTGAAAGCAGGGCTGTTTCGATCGACCAGCTGATCGAGCGCTGGTGGCAAGACCATTTCCCGGGCTCGGCGGTCGCTCGCGACACGCAAGCTTGGAATGCCGCATACGCCGCCAAGGAGGCGCTGAAGCGGTTGTTGCAAAGGGAGTATCTGACATGCAATTGAGCTTCGGCTCGGGTGCGGTCTGGGGCGAACGCACCGATGTGACCGGGTCCGGCATTGGTCCACGCCAGTTTGGTGTGCTCCAGGATATCCAGATCGATTTCGATTGGACCGACAAGCCGCTGTACGGGCAGCTTCAGTTCCCCGTGGCAATCGCGCGCGGACAGGGCAAGATCACCGGTAAGGCAAAGTTCGCCCAGATCCTCGGCTTGCTGTATTCCGACATCTTCTTTGGTCTCACCCCGGCTACCGGGCAATTTGCCGTGGCACAGCTCGAGGCGGCCAGTATCCCGACAGTGACGCCGTACACCGTCTCCGTCGCCAACGCAACCAATTACAACGACGATCTCGGCGTCGTGTACGTCACCAGTGGCAAGCGCTTCAACCGGGTGACGACCCCGTCTTCAGCCGGCCAATACTCGGTAAATTTTGCCACCGGCATCTATACTTTTTCGTCGGCCGACGCCAATGCTGGCGTCTTGATTTCGTACACCTACAACCTGACGACGTCGGGCAGCAAGCTCGCGATCACCAACCAGGTCATGGGGACAACGCCGACCTTCAAGGCGACATTCTACACTAACTATGCCGGCAATGGGACGGCGCTGCGTCTCAACGCCTGCATGGCCGACAAATTGTCATTGCCGACCAAGGTCGACGACTGGATGATTCACGAGCTCGATTTTTCGGCGTTTGCCGATGCGTCCGGAACGATCGGCTATTTGAGCACGGTAGAATAATGCTTCCCGGTGTAACGATTGCTATGGGCGGCCGGGATTGGCTGGTTCCACCGCTAACGCTCGGTCAGCTCCGCCGGCTGATGCCCAAAGTGCGGCAATTGACCGAAATCGGCGTATCCATCGGCGAGACGCAGATCGGCGTCCTCGTCGAAATCGTCGCTACGGCAATGCAACGCAACTATCCCGAGGTAAGCGCGGAGATGGTCGAGAACCTTCTCGATCTCGGCAATGCCAGTGCCGTGCTCAATGCAGTCCTAACCGGCTCCGGGCTGAAGCTGCGCGATCGCCGCCTGGGGGAAGCGGCGGCCCCCGGGACCGGGCCGGGGGCAGACTCGACAGTCGCGGGACTGGTTTTGGATCCCAACCCGGATGCGCCGACGGTTGGGGACAAATATATGGGCTTCTCGCCACCGCCTGCGGTTACAGCTATTCCGTAATCGATGAAATGACGCTCTTCGATGTCGAAGAGCTTACCGCGTATTGGGCCGAGCATCCGCCGATGCATATCCTGATGGGAGCGTATCTCGGCGCCGGCAAACGTCAGCGTAGCAGGATACCATCGGCCCGCTCCGGGGCAGGCTGCGCGGCGCCCTCGGATCTCCGAGGGATCCTCGCCGAGCTCGGCCCCGGTTTTGGCACCGGCGATATTCACGCCGGACTGCCGGAGGTGGCGCTCGATTTTGCCGAGCTGCGGAACCGAGCCAATGGCGACGATTGCCGTGCTCAGAATGCTAGGAGCGGCAAGAAATGAGCCGGCCTCGGGTCCTCATCTCATTGAGGGGCTATCATGGCCGACATTGAAACCAGCGTCGTCATCAGCGTCCAGACTGACGACCTCCAATCCGGAATGGAGGCAGCGTCAAATTCGGTTCAGGTGGCGACCGATGCAATCCGAACCCAGCTCGCCGGACTGGGCGCTGCCGCGCAGCAGGTGCAATCGCAGATCAGCACCGCGGCAGCGCAGGTCGGATCGAGCATTGGCGCGCTGCAATCCAAAGCGGCGAGTCTCGCCGGCTCGATCGGCGACAGCCTGACGCCGGACGCTGGGATCGCGGACAGCCGCAATTTCACCGGGGGGTTGGCGCGGCCGCAGGCAACCTCTCACCGCAGCGCCGGGGCCGGCGCCGACAATGTGTCGGCGTGGCGCGCCGAGCTGCAGGAACAGCTGCTGGCGGAACAGAGCTTTTTCGGCCAATCGAGGGGCGAAGAGCTCGCGTTTTGGCAAAATAAGCTGGCGCTGACCGAAGCCGGATCTAACGCCCACCTGGCGGTCGAACGCAACATCTATGAGCTCGAAAAGCAGCTCGCCGTCCAAGGCGAACGCGACCAGCTCGACCAGCTCAAGGCCGATCAGAGGGTCACGGATGCAAAATTCGCCAACTATAAGGCGGCGATCGCTGACCAGGCCGCGCTCGGCCAGATCTCGGCTACCGAACAGGTCCGGCAGGAGCAGGACCTCCTCGACCTCAAATGGTCATATGACCAGGCGTATTACGAGAAGAAGCTCGACGCGGCACAGAACGATGTGCGGACCCAGCAAAAGCTGATCGAGGAACAGGAGCTCGCCTACGAGAAATATGTCGGTGACGTGCAGGCGCTCGATACGAAACTTGCTGAAGCAAACCGAAAAGCATGGGACGACCTGGTGGCACCGGTCGAGCGGGCGATCGATACCTCCGTCACCGGGATCATTCTGGGCACGACCACGGTGCAAAAGGCGCTGGCGAACCTCGCTCAGTCGATTATCGCCGAATTCGTCAACTCGGCAGTGAAAGGTGTCTTTGGCCAGATCGGCAGTCTCTTCGACGCCAGCCTTCTCGGCGGAGGCGGAGATCAGGATTTTTCGGGCGGTCTTACTGACGCCGGCGGTATCTTCGGCAGCCTCTTCAAAGGGATCGGAGCTTTGTTCGGCTTTGAGCATGGCGGCATCGTGCCAAGCGCGCAAGGCGGTTGGGCGGTGCCGAGCCTCGGGCCGGCAGGTGTGCTCGCTCAGCTGCACAGCAACGAGATGGTTCTGCCCGCAGATATATCCCAAGGTCTGCAGGGCCTGATTGCCACCCAGAACACCGGCAATAGTAGCAGCGGAGGCACACCCGTGGTCGTCAACTTTGGCGTCTCGGCAATGGATAGCCAGGACGTCGCGCGATTTTTTCGCAGCAACGGCAGTGCGCTGGTTGCGGCGATCAACAGCGCGATGCGCAACGGATCGATGCTGCGGACCAGCTGATGGCCGACATCGGAGTTTTCCCGTCGCTGCCCGGTCTCGCCTGGAGCGTCACCAAGACGCCGACCTTCCAGACCCGTATCCAGCGCGCGGTGTCCGGCCGCGAATTGCGCGCGCTCGACTACCCCTACCCGCTGTGGCAGTTCACGCTGGTGTTCGATTTATTGCGCGACAACCCGGCCGCCGGCTACGACGAGCTGCGAACCCTGATGGGGTTCTTCATGCTCTGCCGAGGTGCCTTCGGCACGTTTCTGTTTCGTGACCCGAGCGACGACCGGGTCGTCGGGCAGCAGATTGGTATCGGCAATGCCAGCACCAGCGTCTTCCAGCTGCAGCGGGCGATGGGCTCGACGCTGCCCGGCGGCGGATTTCTGGAACCGATCGTAGCGCCTGACGTCGTCAGCGCGGTCTATCTCGACGGCATCACCCAGAGCCAGGGAAACTACAGCGTCGATCCGAATACCGGGTTGGTGTCATTCAGTACGCCGCCGGGCAGCGGTCGGTTCATCACCGCCGACTACAGCTACTACTTTCGCTGCCGGTTTATCGACGACAGCTATGCCTTCGAGAATTTCATGTTCCAGTTATGGCAACTGAAAAAGCTGACCTTCATCTCGGTGCGTCCGTGAAGCCAGCTTCAGCCGCCCTGATAGCCCTGCTCAACAGCGGCGAACAATTCGTGATGGCCGACCTTTACACTTTCACCCTGGTCGGCGGTGCGGCGATCCTGCGTTATTCGGTTGCGCCTACGGCGATCGTCGCCAACGGACACTTGTTCTCTGCCGGCCTAAAATTCGAGCGCTCGAAGACGAAGGTGGTCATCGGCACCCAGGTCGACGAATTCGACCTCAAGATCTACCCAGAGCCGACCGACCTCGTCGGCGCGACGCCGTTCCTCGAGGCGGCGTGGCAAGGACAATTCGACGGCGCGCTGCTGCAGTTGGAGCGCGCCTTTATGGGCGCTAGCGAAAGCGACTACGGCGACACCAGCGCCGGAACGGTAATCCTCTTCTCCGGGCGCATCTCCGACATCGATTGCAGCCGCACCGGCATCGAGATGAAATGCCGTTCGCACCTCGAACTACTCAACATTCAGATGCCGCGACGGCTGTGGCAATCGAGCTGCACCCATGTCTTTGGCGACTCGATGTGCCTATTCAACCGGCTGAGCCTCGCCGCAACATTCTCGGCTGGCAGCGGATCGACGACGACGGTAATCCAGGGCGCGCCAGCGACGACGACGCCCTACGCGCAAGGAACGATCATCGGCCTCACCGGCGGCAATGCCGGCCAGAGCCGCACGATAGCGAATTTTTCCAGCGGCGGTTCAGTAACGGTCAAGCTCGCCTTTCTGTCACCGGTGGCCGGCGGCGATCAGTTCCAGTTGCTGCCGGGTTGCGATCGCACGCTGGCCACCTGCACCAACGTGTTCAACAACGCGATCCATTTTGGCGGTTTGCCCTATATCCCGACCCCGGAAACCGCGGTATGACCTGTCCCGAAATAGATCCGCGCCGACTTGCGGTCCTCGAGGAGGCCCAGCTATGGCTGGGCACACCCTATCACCACATGGGCCGCGTCAAGGGTGCGGGCACCGACTGCCTGATGATGCTCGCCGAGGTTTACGAGGCGGCCGGCATCGTCCCGCACATCGAAGTCCCATTCTACTCGCCCGATTGGCATCTCCACCGCGAGGCCGAGCGCTATCTCGAGGGCATGATGCGATACGCGCGCGAGATCGCGGGACCGCCGCAGCCCGGCGACGTTGCGCTCTTCAAATTCGGCCGGTGCTTTGCGCATGGTGCGATCGTCATTGAATGGCCGCGCCTGATCCATGCCTGGCACAGTGCCGTCGTGCTCTACGCCAATGCGACCCAGCCGCAGCTCGCAGGTCGACCGGTGCGCTTTTTTGACCCGTTTGTCTGATGGGGGGAATTCTCGGCGGCGGCTCGAACGCCAAGCAGCAGCGTGCGGTCGGCTCGCTGCAGTTCCAGACCTCGCAGGCGGGCGGCGTCATCCCGTTGATCTATGGCACGACCAAAGTCAGCCCCAATCTGCTCGATTATGACGATTTCACCGCGACCGCCAGCAAGCAAGGCGGAGGCAAAGGCAAAGGCGGTGGCGGCGGCAAGGGCGGCGGCCAGCAATACATGTATTCGGCCTCGTTCATCATGGGCCTGTGCCAGGGGCCGATCGCCGGCCTGGGCTTGGCCTGGTGGGACAAGAACATCGGGACCACCACCGGGCTGCCCAGTATTTCGAGCATAAACCTCGGTGGTGACGGGCAGACGATCGACCCTTATTGGTCGGGCGCGCACCCAGCCAAGGCTCTCGGCTATTCGGGCACGGCGCACATCGTTTTTGCCAACTATCAGCTCGGCAACACTGCGACACTGCCGAATTTCAATTTCGAGGTAATCGGCATCGGCGCCGGGGCAGCGGGTGCTTCACCCAATGGCTACGACGCCAACCCAGCGCAAATCATCACCGATTTTTTGACGAATCCTCGTTACGGAGCGAATTTCCCTTCGGGCAATCTCGACCCTGCGATGACCTCCAGCGCCGCCTCGTCCTATGCGAGCTATTGCGCGGCACTCGGCCTGTTTCTGTCGCCGCTGCTCGACCAGCAGCAGGAAGCCCAGCAATCGCTTGCCGACATCACCAAGGTGACCAATAGCGCAATCGTGTGGTCCGGCGCATTGTTGAAGATCATCCCGTACGGCGACCACTCAGTCGCCAACGCCTTTACCGTGGCCAGCTTTGCCGGGGCGCCGGCGCAAACGGGCGGCGACACGCTGAGCCTGATCTTTACCGATCCCTCCTTCAATGGCGGCTCTCCCTACACGGTTACCTATACGACTTCGGCAAATCTGCAGATGCCGGGGGCGATGGGTGGGCTCGCGCACGCGGTCAATTCCGATCCCAAGCTTGTCGAGTTCGGCATCCTTGCCTCCGGCGTCGGCCTCGCCGGCGTCATGGTCATTCAGTCCAATCCGACAGGTAACACGACGATTGGCCAATCAGCTGGCGGCGGAATTTCTGCTGGCGGGATCGCTATGACGACGACCAACACTTTTACGCCGAACACTATCCCAGTCTACAGCCTTGGCGAGGACGACTATATCGTTCAGCAATCGAGTGTCGGGATCAATCTCGGCGCGACACCCGGCGGTCCGGCGTTGCGCTCCGGTGCCACGCCGATAACCGGCGGCTTCACCGGCGATCCACTGCACATTCAGCGGTCGACGCCAGCCGACGCCAACAATATGATCGAAGTCGAGTGCCTCGATCGACAGAACAGCTACAATACCGCAATCGTAGAAGCTTTCGATCAGGGTTCGATCGATCTCTACGGGTTGCGGCGCGATACCAGCACCAAGGCAAGGCTGATCACCGACCCGCTTTATGTCGGCGGTATCGTTGCCCAGCTGCTATTGCAGCGCCAGATCCTCTACCGCAACACTTATACCTTTCAGCTCGGCTGGAAATATATTCTATTGGAGCCAATGGATCTGGTGCAGATCACCGATTCACGGCTTGGGGCCAACGCATTGACAGTGCGGATCACGGCCGTCGAAGAAGACGATGAGGGCATGCTGTCGGTTACCGCCGAGGATTTCTTCGGCTCTTACTCGCCGAGCGTGCTCTACCCGTCCGCCAGTTTTTCGCCACCCGCTTCGCCCTCGATCCTCGGGGTCGGCGGCGGTACGGCGGCGCCTGCCGTACGGCAGGCGAGTGGCGGCGCGGTCGGCGGCTTCGTGCCGAACTGGAGTGCGCCACCGGGCAATGTCAACACACCACTGATATTCGAACCGCCCGCAGCGCTATTATCGGGCGATCTCGAGATCTGGATCGCACTGTCGGGGGGCCCCAACTGGGGCGGTGCCCAGGTTTGGATCTCGAGCGACGGCAATTCCTATGCCTTTGCCGGCACGGCCTCCGGCCCGGCGACCCAAGGTGTCTTGACGGCGACGATCGGCAATAGTGGCGGCAGTCCGGATATTACCGACATCTGCTCGGTCGATGTCAGCGAGAGCCGCGGCCAGCTGCTGTCGGTGTCGGCCACCGACGCGGCGAACCTCGTCACCCTGTGCTATATGGGTGGCGAGCTCTTCGCCTATCAGACCGCGAACCTGACGAGCGCTTATCACTACAATCTGACGACGCTCTATCGCGGAGCCTATGGCACGATTGCGGCCAGTCACCCGGCCGGGACGCAGTTCGCGCGTATCGACCAGTCGGTCGGCCGTTTCCCCTATCCGAGTACGTTGGTCGGCCAGACGATATTTTTGAAATTCCTGTCTTTCAATATCGTGGGCAGTGCCGTGCAGAACCTCTCGGAGGTGCCGGCCTACACCTACACGGCGACCGGATCCGGCAAAGCCGCAGTGTCGACGACCATCTCGGGCTCCTTTGCCGGTACGAGCACCGCAAATCTCGTCGTACAGCGCTATGTCTTCGCCGGAACGGTTACGTTCCCGGTGGGGCTTGTCGGCTCTCAGGGCACCGCCGGAGCCGCTGCCACGGCGTCGACGACCTACGCCATCAAGAAGAACGCCGCCAACGTCGGAACAATGGTGTTTGCGGCCTCAGCGACGACGGCGACCTTTGCGATGCCGTCGGCGACCACTTTTATGACCGGCGATGTCTTGACCGTTGTCGCCCCGCCGTCCCCGGACCCGACATTGGCGAACCTCGCCTGGACCCTTATTGGATTGCAGTGAGCGAACCCGATCGTCTCAAAATATCATACCCACCCATCAGAGAGGCACCCGTGAAACTCGAATCGTGGCACAGCAGCGAAGATAAACGCCGCTGGAAGATTGTCCGCACCGACAACTACACCGATGTCCCCGGCGAGATCGTCACTGCCGACGAATTGACCGGGGAATGCAGCTTGCACGTCGGTGGCGAGACCAAGACCTTGAGCTTTGGCCCGGGCGGAATCAGGATCGTTGGGCGGGCAAGATGAGCGATGAGAAGCGACTGTGGCCGAGGTTCAGCCCGGAAATCAATTTCGGACACTTGTTGCAAACCGCCGTCCTCCTGGTGACGATAGGAGCCGGGGCGATCACGAGCTATCTCAGCCTTCGCTCGGATATTCAGCAGGTGCGGTCGGATCTGACGGTCAAGGTCAGCGAGCATGAATTGCGTATCGCCACAATCGAGCACGCGATCGATGACCAGCATCGAGAGGAGCACGAATTTCAGACCGAGATGCGTTCGGCGATTTCCCGGGTGACCGATATCCTGAGTGATGTACGGGTCCAACTCGGACGCCGCTTGCCGCCGCATGGCTGA